CGGGGACCACAGTGGTCGTCAGACCACAACCTAGCACCAGGGAGACTGAGAGATGTCGTTGACTATTCCAGACTATGAAGGGTATTACGATACCCTTGAAAACCTGGATCCGGATAAGTTCTACCGGAAGGTCATCGACAAATCTTTGAAAAACGCACAGGGTCTGGAACGATTTGCCTTGAAGGTCATCCCGTTCTCGGTGATTAAATCCTTTGCACTTGCATTGGATCCAGTCGCCAAGTTCAAGATGTCTCCTCAACAAGTCGTCCCGCCAAACAGAACTCGTACCCGTATTATCCGCTCCGTGTTAGACGGCCGCAAGGCTGTCTATACGCGAAGAGGTGCCGCGTGTTCCAACAATCTTGAAGGACCACCGTGGCATTACGGGGACTTGGTTTGTATTGACGGGTCTGTGGACAATACTGTGGCTTTGCAACCACAGGATGCCCTCAGATGGACCTCCGCTGATACCACTAAGTCGACTCGCCCGTCCTTTCAAGATTACGGTGAATTTGAGAAATTCAAATACACTGTATCTAGTCCGGATAGGCACGTCAACTGGTGGTATACGGACCACATTGACATAAGTAGAGGTAGTTGGGGCCTTCAGAAGGCCCATAACGACTACACCTACAATTGGCATGTTGGTCCCGCGGGTGCGCGGATTGACGCTGACGCTATTGATCTCCTAAAAACGGAAGCCGAACAGTATGCGGCCGACCTTATCCAAGAACACGGAAAAGGTATGCTGAATGCTGCTTTGGCTACCTCTCGTACCTTTAACCTGGCACGAGAAATTGGAGAGTTGAAGGATCTACCCCGTTCCATCCGACAGTTGTTGGGTGATCTGAGTAGATTTTCTTCAACTGAGAGGTTGCTATCTAGGTCTGTCCAAATCAAGGCCCTTAAGTCAGGGTCTCGAAATGTCAGGTCTATCCCGGACAAGTGGCTTAGCTACTGGTTCGGGTGGCTTCCTCTCTACAAGGCATCAATGTCACTGTTATCCTCTCCAGAAAAGATCGCACGCAAGATTAACTTCCTGCTGCGTCGTAATGGAAAGGAACAGACCTCTAGGATTCATCGCACTTTGCTTTGGTCCGAGAGTAGTCCGTCTCCGTTGTTTGACTACGAGCCATTGACCTACACGTATGGTGCGTCTTCTTCGGCGAACCATACGCGAGAGGTTGAAATTCGAGTAGTGATAAACTCGAAATTCAGCTTTCCTCCAGTAGATCTACCCAAATTCAAGAGGAATCTCTTCCTTAAGAAGCTGGGTTTATGGCCGAGGATCGGGGACCTTTATGAGTTGGCCCCTTGGTCCTGGTTGTTGGACTGGTTCACAGGTCTTGGAAATTATGTCGAACTAATCGACACAATTAACAATGACCCTTCTCTTTTTAACTACGGTTTCATTACCGTCGTTATCAAGGGAAAGCACCAGACCAATCACACGTGTCATACAAGCTCATGGAAGCATCAGTCTGTCTCGTTTACATACGTACCGCCGACTGAGATTGTAAATACTCATTTACATTCTTCAGTCATCGACTACGAATGTCAAATAAGACGATCGATTACTTCCATAGGTGGTGTAGCCCATACTGGTGACGTGAACTCCTTGAGTTCATGGCAACAGTCAATCCTTGGTTCACTCCTCTTGCAAAGGGGATTGAACTAGGTACTGCCCCGTACATTCCATCCTAGGAGTGCACGGGTGGACTAACCTGTTTGGGATCCTCCCAGGCAGGGAGAATCTCAAAAGGAGACGTTACTATGTCACTCGCTGACCCAATCACCGTTGCGGCAAACGGTACGACTTCAATGCCGGAACTCAGTTTTTCCGTGATTCGGAAAGACGGTTACGGCTCAGAGCGTATCGATGCTAATGGCGAGCCAATTACGCTCGTCATTAATCACGACCAGAATAAGAATGGCAGCCGACGCCACTATGTCAAGTTGACGAAAGTGGTCGACGCGGTCAACCCTTATTCCGGCGCTACGCAACGACAGACTTTGTCTGTTTCGTTTTCGGTCGCTCGACCGAGCTTTGGCTTTGACGATGCGGACGTTGTCCAACTCGCCCAAGCCTTGTTCGATACGATCGCCGACTCCGAGGTGACGCTCACCAATCTTGTCACCCTTCAGTCGTAGACGAAGGACTTTCCTCCGCTCTTTAACTCCATCAAGGAGTACTTCTGAAATGGATGACAAAGATCAAGGTGAGCTCTTTGGTACACAGGATATTCAGTCCAAGATCCAGAAAATTGGGCCTTGGGTGAGTCTCGTGTACCACGGATCATGGATCGGTTTCATCGTGGTCGCTCTATCGTTCATCTGGTCGATGTACGAGAAAGTGACTTCCGGTGAGATCGCCATGTTCGGGCCAGCCCCCGCGATCCTCGACAAGTATCTCCCGAAAGAAGGGATAACTATCGAGGACCTGCCGGCACCCATCCCGAAAGATCCATTCGCGGATCTTTTACGAGATTGGATGCTGCGGAGGTAAGTGAGTGCCATCGTGACTCGGAATGACTAACCTGAAAGGGTAGCCATGAAAAGTCCGATAGTTCTCCTGGAGGGTCTGATCACTGACGTGGTCAGACTCTCGCCTGGTACTAGTGGTACGGATCGTGATATCATCACGATCCGCAAACGCTTCAAACATGAGGGTTACGGTTTCCTAACCGTAACCCTACCTATCCTGTGTACGGCCCTCGAAAGAGGACTGGAGACAGGTAGGTTTGCCTGCCCACTTGGTTTTAAACGGACCAAGGGGGGAGCAATCCCGAGACTGTTCTCAGGTATGCTCTGCAAAGTGTTTGATGCGGAGTCAGGGCTACTTGTAGCGTCTCCTTGTGTGGAGACCGTGAAGAACCTACGTCAGATTCTTCGCATCTACAAGAAAGTTCAACCGGAAGGCGATCAAGCGTTAGAACTTGATCGACTAACCCGTGCGGACTTTGTTGCACTAGACGGAACTCTTGAAGGGATTAACTTCCCTTCTCGAGAAGCCGAGATAGTGAAACGTGTTTCTGCCCTCTGCCTACCTGGATTGATTGAGTTTGATCCAGATAGGATAAGACCGAAACACGGCCCTGGCGCAGTCTGTGAAGGTGACACCCCAAACCAGAAATGGTCGAGGGTGGTCAAAGCAGTTGGAGACGACTACTTTGACATCGAAATGTTTGGTATGGACACATTTGCCTACTTGATGGATCCTTCTCTTCTAACGGAGAAAGATTCATTGGCAAGTATGCCAACCAACCACCGATCTCACTTTTACAGAGGTACCCCTGGAGACTTTGCGAGACTAGTGACTGTCCCTAAGACTTTTAACAGTCTTAGAACAATCACAGTAGAGCCCTGTCTGAGTCAGTTTCTTCAGCAGGGACTCAATGCGCTAATAAGGGAAGAGATTCCCAGATGTCGCGTATTGAGGAAGTGTCTCGCATTGACCGATCAGAGCAAGAATCAACAACTTGCTCTTCTCGGCTCCCGTACTGGCAAGTGGGCGACATTAGACCTTAAGTCGGCGTCAGATCTATTGAGTCTTCGACTCATTAATCTGATTTTCGACAGACATGACGCTTTGCGTCATGCCTTGGTCGCCTGTCGCTCTGAGGTTGTCAAGTCTGATTCAGTTCAGATTGACGTTCTCAAATATGCCGGTATGGGTAACGCAACCACGTTCCCGGTCCAGTCCGTCACATTTGCCATAGTGGCACTTGCGGCGATGCTAGACCAAGAGTCAAGAAGTCCGACTCTAAGGAATTTAGTTGCAATCTCCAGCAAACTGCGAGTCTTCGGTGATGATATCATCGTCGACTCGAAGTTTGTGAACCGGGTGGTCACCTGGCTTGAGATGTTTGGACTCAAAGTCAACACCGACAAGTCTTTCGCGAAAGGAAACTTCCGTGAATCTTGTGGTGTCGACGCATATAAAGGGGTCAACGTGACTCCTATATATTTGAGAGTCCGGCCAGATGATTCTTCCAAAGACGCTAGTCCCATATCGTCACTTGTAGCAACCTCCAACCAACTTTGGATGGCTGGTTACTACCTGGCGGCGACGTTGCTGGCCGATGAAGTAGAAGAGCGCTTAGGAAGGCGCCTTCCGCTTGTACGTCCAGACAGCGCGGGACTTGGCTGGCATACCAGGCAGGGAGAGTACCATGTTGATTCTTATAACAAGGTACTCCATAGGTATGAAGTAAGTACCTATACAATCCAACCGCGCAAGCGGAAGGATGTCCTTGACGGGTATCCAGCGCTTCTCAAGTATTTCATCATTTCCTTAGCTGGGAATGACGAAACACCGACACACATGGATGGTCAACGGTCGGAATCCTTCAAGGTTCAGCTAGATGAAGATCTAGCTAACAATGAAGATCCGATCGGAGATTCTCCAGAATGTTTCAGTGAGGCGATCCATGGGAATGCAACTGTTCAGAATGGGAATGATACTACCGAGAAATCGGTAGACCCACCTGAGCGTGTACACCTCATGGACATTCACTGTCGAGAAATCTTGACAGCGAAAGACCACTTGAGACGATCGTCTAAACGGTACGACAATCGTATCGTCTGGAAGAGGGTGGCTGCTTAACAGCAGTTTATTAATCCTATTAGCTTTATGCTAATAGGTCAGAGAGAGCTCGATCCACTTTAGGGGGCTTGAATGCCCCCTTTGTTTTGTGGACGAATGAGGGACATCCCTCTCAAGCCCTGCCGCGAGGCAGGCCACTTGATTTAAC